GTTAATAAAAAGCTTGCACCAGATGAGTTGGAAGAACATGGAGGAATTGAAGCCTTTAAAATTGGTTTCACCTTTTTACGATCGGGAGGAACTGAAAGCGTGTACAATGACGTTCCTTATGGGGATTTCACCGTGGAAAATCATGTTTTAAAAATTACACAAAACGTAGTTATCAGACCGTCAACTTACACTATTGGAATAACAGATGAGTACCGCAGGATTTTGGCAGATGCAAGAACTTTAAAAGAATTTAAAGAAACATTTGACAGGAATTAATATTAGTGCTATAATAATTCATGTAACAGAGATAATACAGGGAGGTGAGAACATGAAAATCACAAGAGAGTTAACAGTTAACAAAATTAATGTTATCTGCTACGATCCAGAGAACAAATGTGAGATTACAAAAGAATTAGTCTTAATTGGAAATCTCACAGATGATCAGATCAGCAAAGAGATCAAAAAAAGAAATTTCGGAATCGTTATCGACTGGGAGCGAAACGAGGAAGAAACTAAAATCTATGGCATGGATGCTGAAGTATTTTTAATGCATGCAACTTTCACAAAATCACCAAAAGAAAAGGAGAACTAAATCATGGCAAAGAAACAGTATACTATTATCAGTTCATCTTCCACACTGGACACATACACAGAGTATGACCTTATTGAATCACCAGCAATCGTAAGTCTTAAAAATGTTGAAAACAAAAGTCTTATTTGTGTTGGATCATGGGTAAAGTATCGAACAACTGACAGCATCGGAAATGAAATCACCTGCATTTCAGTGCAGGATGCAAATACCGGAGAGGTATTTTCCGGTCAGTCAGCAACTTTCCGTGAGACATTCGAAGATGTAACAGACCGTGTATCTGACATGGACGAAGTACCGGAAATGTTCTTCATCGAAGTCCTTCACCGAACATCAAAAGCAGGTCGTGACTATCTTATCTGTACGCTTGTTTCCCCAGATCGCGCGCTTGCCCGTATGGGATATTCTGAAAAGAACGTTCCTATGCCGGAGCCACAGAAATAATATGTTATCGTTATACGAAAATAGCGGGTATCTGTCGATACCTGCTATTTTAGGATACGGGCAAAAGTTCAATTATATTTGGGGCGGACGAGGTACGGGGAAAACATACGGAGGCCTCGAATACTGTATTGAACATAAGAAAATTTTCGTGTATATGCGATCCTTGCAGGCGCAGATTGACACAATCAAAATTCCAGAGCTGTCGCCTTTTAAAAAACTTAACAAAGACAAGGGATGGTCAATCTATCCAAAAACGATTGGAAAAAATGTCGCAGGATTTTACAATACATACACAGATGATAACGGAAAACTGGTGTATACAGGCCCGATCCTCGGCTATGCAATCGCATTGAACACGTTTGCGAATTTACGTGGTTTTGATGCATCAGACGTGGAGATTGGAATATATGATGAGTTTATCCCTGAGAGACGAGAGAAAAAAGTCGAAAATGCGGGCTATGCGTTTAAAAACGCATACGAAACAATGAATCGAAATAGAGAGTTAGACGGAGAAAAACCTATTCAGTTCCTACTTTTTTCCAACTCTGAAAATCTATCCTGTAACATGTTCATCGAGAATAATTTAATGGAAAAAGTATCTGCAATGGATATCAAAAAACAATCAGTGTCAATCATGCAGGAAAGAGGGATCGGACTTTTTAACTTATTTGATTCACCCATATCAGAGCGCAAGAAAGAAACAGCACTATATAAAATGTCTGGAGCGGATTCAAATTTCAATCGTATGGCACTCGGCAATGAGTTTTATTCTGCCGATTACACAGGAATAAAACCAACAAACATAAAAGAATTAATACCTTTGTGCCGGATGGATTCTATTACAATCTACGAGCGGAAAAACAAAAATACAATATACGTTACCCGTCATCACTCGGGTAACCCACCAACATACACACAGTCTGACAAGGATATCAAAGCTTTTCGCCGCGACTATGTGTATTTATGGGATATGTACCTTTCTAACAAAATCACTTTTGAGGATATCACATCAAAATCACTTTTTGAAACTTATTTCAAGGACAAGTATTGACTTGTCCTTTTTTGTTTGCTATAATCTTTCGTAGAAAGACAAGTGTTCGTGGCACACGTACAACACGTTGGGAGCGTGGGATCATAATGATCCAATGTGCATGAGTATGTACAACTCAAGAATTTGTAGCACTTAATCTTTCAGCACATATGCAGAGTGTCAAAGCCTGCATATGTTTTGTTTCACGTGAAACATTTCTCACCTTTCTTTAATGTTTCACGTGAAACATATATTATATGTTGTGCTAATATATAATGGAGGTGAAATATGGACGTTAATTCCTTATCAACACTTATTAGCAATATCGGAGTGCCTTGCGCTTGCCTGATTGCAACTTTTTATTTGTGGCAGAAAGAAACAGATGCTCACAAGGAAGAAATGAAAAACATGACAGACGCACTCAACAACAACACTCAGGCACTTACAAAACTCACAGACCATATTACAGGAAGTGAAAATAATGACAATTAACTACAACAAAAATATCAGAGGTGTGTATATTGTCGCAACGAACACAGGGCCTCTGATGGTCAGGGCAGAGCCTAACACAGACGGAACAGTTATCGCAGAAATGCCGAAAAACACAAAATGCATCTGTCTGGGATGTTATTCTGGAAACTGGTATGCAGTCACTTACGAACATGACGGTATCATTTCCACCGGATTTTCACATAAAAATTATTTAAGGAGGGATTACAAGATATGACACTCGATAATCTTATCACACTTATTACAGCAGGATTCACAAAAGAAGAAATCCTCACAATGTTAGGCACAACCACCCAGCGTGCCCCGCAGCCACAGCCACAGCCACAGCCACAGCCACAGACACAGTTCTATGGACAGAACTATCAGCAGGCACCGGTGCAGGGTGTACAGGAATATGCACAGCAGTTTCCACAGATGTTTCCACAGGCACAGGCACAGGCACAGCCACAGGCACAGCCACAGGCACAGCCACAGCCACAGGCATATCCGCAGACACAGCAGATTCAGCAGATCAGTGAACAGAATGATGTTCTGAATGTTCTGAAAAGTCTCACAAGTGCGGTACAGAGTAACAACGTTAATCTGATGCAGAACACAGTTCCCAAACAGGTTACAACAGAAGATGCTATAGCAAGCATTATCAATCCGCCAAACTATGATGGATTGACAGGGGGTGAAAAATAATGGCGAATACATTAAGTTTCGATCAGATCAGCACAGTGCTGAATGATATCGTTAAACAGGCCACAGGCGTTGAAACTATGAAAGCAACGGACACAAGTTCGTTCGTAGCACAGGCACAGACAGCGTTACTTGTGGGTAATGACAGGATTATGAACAGCATTTCTCAGGTATTAGACAGGACGATCTTTTCCGTAAGACCATACAACGCTAAATTTAAGGGACTGAGAAGAACTACACAGCAGTGGGGAAACCATGTGCGTAAATTGGGGATGTTAGACGATGATTGGGAAAACGATCAGAGGCAGCCACTTGATGATGACACAGCGGTCGACATGTACAAGATCAAAAAAGGAAAAGTTTTACAGACTAATTTCTATGGTGGTCAGGTATTCCAGAGACATAGAACGTACTTTCGAGATCAGTTAGATCAGGCTTTCAGAAATCCAGATGAGTTTGGACAGTTCGTGAGCATGTACACTCAGAACACGATGGACATGATCGAACAGGCACATGAAAGTATGGCAAGAGCATGTGTGGCAAACTATATCGGTGCTAAAAACATCTGGCAGACAGGAGTTACAGAAAGTACAGATGGATATACCGGAGAGCATGTTGTTAAGTTGCTCACGATGTACAATACCGAGAACGGAACAACGTTAACCGCTAATGATGTAAGAAAAGCGGAGAATTTCCCGAGTTTTTATAAATGGGCTTGTGCTAAGATCATGACTTACATGGACTTTTTCACAGAGAGAACAACTCGATTCCATGCGAATATCACGGGAAAAGATATTGCACGGCATACTCCGCTGAGTATGCAGAACATCATGATTTTTAGCCCAGATCTTCATACCGCAGATACAACGGTTCTGAGTAACACGTTCCATGACCAGTATCTCAAAATTGCGACAAATGAAAAGGTTAATTTCTGGCAGACTCTTGACAGTCCGATGGATATTAATGTAACGCCTTCAGTTATGATTCCGGATGGAAGTGTTGAAAAGGGAGAAGCTCAGGCAATGAGCAACATCTTTGCCGTACTGTTTGATGAGGAGGCTATGGGGCTTACTACTATCAAACAGTGGAGTAGCACGACACCTTTCAATAGTGCAGGAGGGTACTGGAATATCTATTATCATTTCACAGATCGTTACTGGAACGATCTTACAGAGAATGGTCTTGTTTTTGTTCTGGAATAGGAGGAAATAATAATGGCGGTAACAGTCAATTTTAAAACGGCAAGCAAAAGAGTTAATTCTACGGGAATTGTCGGCGGTGATGTTACCGCCGTTTCCTGTAATATAAATGAGCCATGTTCTATTGAAAATCCACAGATCATACTGAGAAATGGAGGCAGTGCCCCGTCATGGAATTACTGTGAGATTGTAGAATTTAATCGTTCATACTGGGTTGAGGATTGGGAGTATAGAAACAATACATGGATTGCACATTGCGTTGTGGATGTGTTAGCCACGTATCGTGATACAATACAGGCAAGTAATTTGTTTTTTATCAGAAGCTCAACGAGTTTTGATGGAGATGTGATGGACACTTTATATCCAACGCTGTCGACGCCAGTTAAGAAAAGAACAGTTGTTAATGATGGTTTATTTCCGGTGGCTGAGTATGGTTTAAATCAGGGGTATTTTGTTTGCGGAATTGTAGGAGAAGATGGACTTACAAATTTCTATGCTTTTATTCCCACTAATTTCGCAGATTTTTGCTCAAAGATATTTTCTACTCTTGATTGGGCGAACATCTCAGGTCAGCAGATCACGGATAGTTTGCTAAAATGTTTGTTCAATCCGTTTCAATATCTGACAAGTGTTATGTGGTTTCCTTGCGAAAACGTAGGGGCAGGTAGCACACAGGTTAATGAGGTTAAGTTCGGTTTTTGGTCTTGTGATGTGACCGCATTGAAGTTAGGTAATAAGCCTTTTTATAGCAGGTCTTTTGACATGCCAGTTTCACAGCATCCACAAGTTTCACGTGGAACATTTCTTAACGCTTCACCATTTCGTAGGATTCAGTTAACCATTGACCCATGGGGAACGTTCGATATTGACGGGGGGAAAGTTGCAAGTGCTGAGAGCGTAACAGTCAGTGAAACTATTGACTGTATGAGCGGAGTTGGTGTTATGTCAGTGAGCGCAGGAGGTGTTACTTTATATAGTAGTTATGCACAAATTGGAGTTAACATACAGGTAAGTGATTTACGGGCGAATATCATCGAAAGCGGAAGTAGTTTGCTAAGTAGCATCGGTAATTTATTTTCTGGAAATTTTTTGGGAAGTGCGTCAGGAGTTGCAAACGCAGTTGAGAGTGCAATACCTGATGTGCATACAAGAGGTGTCAATGGTACGTTGTTATCTATTGCGCGTATACCATATGTGATAGAAACTTTTTACAAGATTACTGACGAGGATCGGTCAGATAATGGCAGACCTTATATGAAAAATGGCACAATGCAGGAACTAGGTGCTGGGTATTATGTAGTAGAAAACGGAGCTATCAATGTGAGTGGAGCAACCAGAAACGAAAAAGAGCAGATCAAACAGTTCCTTGAGGGAGGTGTATATTATGCGTAGCTTTCCTGCAAGCAATATTTCAATGTTCGTTGCGCTTATGACAAGTGCTAACTCGGGGCAGAACCCGTGGGGATCTGGTGGAGCAGGTGGAATCGGTGGATTAATATTGCAGGCAATGAATTGGTGGATAGAAAAATGTAACGATCCTGCGGTTGGTTATTCACAGGACTACAGAAACGAGCGTACAGTTAATGGTATAACATACTACGATTGTTCCTCTTTTGTGTGGTATGGTTTGGGCCACGCAGGATATGAGATCAATTTGAGTGCATGGCCTTTTACAACTTACACAATGGGCGGAATTTTAAAAAGTCTGGGTTTTGAGGAAATTATAATAACAGACTTTGCGACTTTTGATTTTCACGTAGGAGATATTCTTGTTATTAATAGCAGTGAACACCAACATACAGAAATCGTTCATGATCTAGACAATGGCGGTCATACTATGGGAGCGCATACTTCTAAAAAACCTCTGCCGGATCAGGTTAGTATTAATACATATGATATACAGAGCGGTACACATTACACACATTGTTACCGTTGGCCTTTCTCCGGTGGTGATTGGCAGGTTGGAGGAAACAGTGAGTACTTTGGTGATCCCACCGCTAACCTGTGCGGAAACAATGAAAAAGCCATAAATAACGCAACTGTGATTTTACATTATTTTAAATCTCAGGGGTGGAGTGTAAATGCTATTGCCGGACTTTGTGGAAATATTCAACAGGAAAGCACTTTCAATCCAACACTGATTGAAATTGGAGGTACTGGACACGGGCTTGTTCAGTGGACACCGCCGACCGATCTGTATAATGTTCTTGACGTACTTTATGGAAAACACGATGATTGGTATGATGGTCAGAAACAGTTGAGTGTTATTTTTGCGGAATTTCAGCAAAGTTCGGGAATTAAAAACTGGGGTATCGAACCACAATGGTATAGCACAAGTGCATACCCGTTGAGTTGGAGAGAGTGGAGTGTTAGTACACAGGATGCGGGATACCTTGCACTTGCGTTTCAGGCAAACTATGAAAGACCTGCTAGTATACATCAGGAACGTGCCGGATATGCTAGAACGTGGTTTGATTATTTTAATAATTTGTAGGAGGTGAATATATGTTTGGATGTAATACAGGTGTTGGTGCTCCTGTGATGTATAATTATATCAATCAGTATAATAGTAGCATAAGCCCGAGTACTAACCATTGCAAAAATACTCAGTTGTTTTGGTATTTTCAGAGGTATTTATTGCAAAAAGCTATATCTGTGATGAAATGGAAAGTACCGGATAACTGGGATAAAGATTATTTTTTGTATTGTTTATATTGCTGGGGTACAGTTGCTATCATCAATACGGACAAGTTTGGTGTAATTCCACAGGGATGTACACTCAAGGGATACAATGTTTTTTACAGACCAGCTCAGGCCGTGATTAGCAATCCATTGCTAAAGGGTGTGATTGAGCCTGTGATTGGTGAGCAGTGTGTTCTTTTCAAGTGTACCGCTGACTATGGTGGGATCATGGATTTAGTAGGAAGATATGCAAATGAAATGGCTATCGCTATGGAATCTCTGGACATGAACGTAATGAACAGCAAGCTTGCGTATGTATTCAGAGCAAGGAATAAAGCGGGAGCGGAAAGTCTGAAAAAAGTCATGGATC